CGAAGATTATTCTTTATCTATTCTTTACAGATTATGTGGTGAAAGCCATATTAAAATGTGGTGGATGTTATTAACTCACCAGGCTGGTATTTGTTGTGTTGGACCAAGCAAATGGAAAATGTCTCATGCTGTCTTAAGATACAAAGGCGAATACGTTGATAATTGGACTAAGAAATTTGGTAATAAAGCTGCTATCGAAAAAAATCATACCTTTCATATCTTTTACGGATATGGTTGGGCATATTTTACTGCTACTAAAATGATTATAAGTAAAGTAGTAAGAACTATTAAAGGAAACTAAAATGAAACTATTTAAAGAATTAAGAGAAAGCCAAACAATCTTAGAAAGAATATTTAAAGCTACGCTAGATTTTGATATGGGCGATCCAAGAGAGTATAGCGACGAATGGGAAGACGATGGAGTATATATTGATACTTGGGACAAGAGAGAAAATGAACTTGTTGTCATGAGTAAAGATAAACGAGGTTTAGAAAAATGGTTGGTAGATGTATACGGACTATCAAAAAGAGAAGTAAAAGGAATAGTAAAATGAAACAATTTAAAGCAATTCGCGAAAACTACGCACAGGATTTAGATCTTGCTCAGAAAAATGTGGCTAGGCTTTCTAAGAAAGAAACAGGTCAAGACCAAAAAGATTATCAAGCAGTAGCTCGAGCTCTTAATCAAGGAAACCTTGGTGCAGTTAAAAGGGTAATCAAAAGTATTTCAACAAAAGAAATTCAAGCAGACATATTAAATATCCTTGTAGGTTATAACGATTTAATTGCTCAAATGTACCCTAAAGCAGTAGACAGTAAAGGTAATCTTAAAAGTGGTCTAAGTGTAGATAAGATGATTAAAGAAGAAACTGTATCAGAAGGTAAGAAGATTCAAGATATAGTTCGTAAACACAAAAGAGAACTTCAGAAAGTACAAAAAAGTGGTAACCTAGAACTATCTAAGAAAGCAGAAGATGAACTTAGTAATTGGGCAAGTTCCAATGGTGAGATTCGTGGAGACGATGAAGACGAATTCATTGAATGGTTAGATAACAACCTTGATGATTTAATTAAAGGTAAAATCAAAGAAGATGTTAATGAAGCTAAGCCACCAAAAATTAAAGGACTTTCTATCTATGGTTCAGAAATTAGTGGGCTAAGACGTTCTCATGGAAGTAAACTAGGAACTTATACTGCTAAACCAGTTGTACTTAAAGGAAAATTGGGTTATCGAGTAACAGATGACAATGGTGGATTTGAAACTCTTGATCTTAAAACATTTGCAAAGATGTATGGATAATGCATAAATTTTTAGAGCACATCGAAGAAAGATTTGGACTATATGAAGGTAGGAATGTTCCACTAGAACAACCTATGATTGAAGCTCCTGAACCAGCGCTTAATAAGCCAAGCAGAAGCTCAGGTCCAAAGAAATATGTTGTGTACGTTAAGAATCCAAAAACTGGTAATGTAAAGAAAATTAATTTTGGTGACGAAAAGGGAGGTTTATCCTCTAAAATAAACGATAGAGATGCAGCAAGAAACTTTGCATCTCGTCATAACTGCGATACTAAAACGGATAAACTATCACCAGGATACTGGTCATGTAGATTACCGAAGTATGCAAAAGACTTAGGACTTAAAGGTGGTGGTGACTATTTTTGGTAATCCATATATCGATAGTGTATTAAATAGTACTACTATCGAAAGATCATTCTTCTTGGATAGAGAAGATGTAGAATATGTTTGGCACTCTGACAAAGAATTAAGAGAAGTAGAAATATTAAATGGCGAAGGATGGCAATTCCAATACGAAAATTGCTTACCATGGTTAATAGAAAAGGGAATGGTATTTTATATACCATTAGGAGAAAGACACAGACTAATAAAAGGTAAAACTACCTTACATTGTAGGATTATAAAACATGCCAAATAGCAATACCGCATCGCAACAAAGAGCTGAAGCTGCTTTAAGACTAGACAGAATAGAAGAAAAAATCGATAGAATGTCTGAAGCAATTATAGCACTTGCTCGAGCTGAAGAAAAAATTCAAACTCTTACATCTTTTTCTAAACAACAATCAGAGCAGATTGTTTTACTTATAAATAGAATAGACAAAGTGGAAAACATTGTAATAAACAATGCAAATACAATTAATATAATTAATAAAATATTTTGGATAGTAATGGCTGCAGCTGCAACCACTATTACTGGAATGTTAATAATGCAATAAAATAGGAGAAAATATGAAATTGCAAGATAAAGAAACTCTAAACGTTGCAGCAGCAGTTCAGAACGTATTAGAAGGTAAAAAGCCTGCAGTTAAGGAAGAACCAAAATATCCACACGCGATGTATCATCCTGAAACTGGCAAAGAAGAAACTGCAAACAACGAAGAAGAGCATAAAGCTTTATCTGCTAAAGGTTATACGCATGAGAAGAACGAATCTCCTGAAGAACCTAGAGCAAAAGGCGAAAAGGATTTTAAAGCTAAGCATGTAGTTAAAAAATCTGGTGCAAAATCTGATGGTTCAGTAGTAAAAGAAGATATTGATACACTTCATGAAGAAGCTATTGAAATGGATAAAGAACTTTCTGAAGGTTACTCTCCAGCTCAGGTTAAAGCTGCTATCAAAATTGCTACTAAAATGGGTGGTAATATGACAGGTGCTGTTAAAAAAATCGAAGCCATGAAAAAAGGTTTATCTGATGAAAAAGCAGTAAATGACGCTTTACGTGCAGCTAACGAAGATACAATGTCAGAAGAAGAAAAATCTGCAAAGCAAAAGAAGTACCAAGCTTTCTTTAATAAAGCACTTAAAAAGTATGGCGTTAAATCACCTGCTGAACTCGACGGCGATAAGAAAAAAGAATTCTTTGATTATATCGATAAGAATTATGAAGCTGACGATGAAGAAGATGAAATCGTATCAGAAGGTAAGGTTACAGTTGATGTTGACTGGATTGGCGATAGCAAAGTAACTAAAGATGCTGAAAAGAAATTTAAAGTAAAAATTAAAGTAGATACTAGAAAAGGTACTGCTGATGTAACTGGTGATCATAAGCAAGTTGTTAAAATGTTAATGGATCCAGACGTATACGGATTAGATAAAGGTGACATTGACGACATGTTCCCAGGCCTTATGAAAGGTAAATTAGAATCTGTTCAAGAAGATGTTAGAGATATGAAAAACTATAAAGATAGAAATCGTAGAGGCTTTGAAGCTTATTTGGATATTCAAGTTGTAAAAGGCAATAGTTCTAACAAATTTAATGATGATTTTGGGTTTACTAAAGCCGAAATGACAATTATGGATAAACTAATTAGTAAAATCAAAAATATGCATGTAACTAGCTTTGATGGTTCTTCTTCTGGTCCAGCTTCTTTAGAATTTTATGGCGATGAAGCTTCCTTAAAGAAATTTATTGCTGATAGAAACGTTCAAAAGATTGTTAAAAAGTATAAAGGTAAAGTTAACGGTCCTAGTTTAAATAAATAATTACTGACCTTTTGGTCGTATAAATAATTATATGATGAAATTATTTGATAAACTAACTAGTAGGAATTTTAAGCTATTTGCTGCTAACCATTATAATAACCCTGAATGTATTTCAGTGGAAGAATTTATAGAGGATGTAAGTAGATTTAAATACCTGAAGCGATTATTGAAAAGGTATGAGCAATCAGGTGATTTACAGGAAAGATTAATCCTAAATCACCTGATTGTAATATACAATGTGTTTGGAATTGAAGCTGCTGATAGAATGGTTTGGTTTAAAGTGAACGAAGCACATTATCCAGCGTTAAAAACCTTTTTAGTATTTTTACATTTTATAAAAGAAAACGATAAGGTAGAAATACCTATGGACACTAACATAGTGGAAAGGTTAAGAAATATATGAGAACTGTATTAAACAAACGAAACGAAATAAACGAAGGTTTATTGTCTCGTGGTGCAGATATGGTTTATGCTATTAGATTTCTTAAACTTTTAGTAACGCCATTTAAAAAGACAGAAGCTTTTAAACAAGGGCTTGTTGATGAAAATGGATATAGAACAGAAATACCAATTGAAACTAATGACCAAAGATCGGCGTTTACAATATTTCATAGATTAGTATTTAATGTTAAAAAATTAATGGCTAAGGTTCCATTTGGTAAAACCAGATTAGCATCTTATGCTGCAGCTTTATTCCTTGTCAAAGAACATACTGGAATATCAAGTGAAAGATTAAAAAGTATATTAATAGAATCTGGAGAAACTGATTTAGATACTATTAACGAAAGTGCTTGGTTTGAGAACAATAACAAACTAAATAAGGGCACTTATACATTAGTTAACGATATTGCTTCACCAGAAACTGCTGAATTTATCGCTAGAAAAAACACAAAGGTAATAGTAACAGAGGCTACAAAACCAGCTGATACACTATTTGATATAAATATATACAAGGTTAAACACTTAAATACCAAACAGTTTGTATATATAACAAATATGGATATAAAAAGATGAAATATAAAAGTTTTAAACAATGGGAAGATGCAGCTGCTAATTCTGTAGCAAGTGGTGGAGTCGATATGGCTCCAAACGCTATGGGTAAAAAGGCACTTCTTAAAAGAAAGAAAAAATCTGAAGGTAAATACGACGGCCGTACCAAAGAAGGTAGAAAATTCGTAGAAAGAATGTTAGCAAAGAGGTTGGCCAGAGAAGCTAAAAAAATAGAGAAATAATATTATGTCGAAAATTTTGATGGGAATTATAGGAGCGATGGGACTCGCAGGGTTCATGTATTATAATTTATCTGTAGTACCTATGAAGAATAAATTGGAAGAACAATCCAAAGTAATTATAGCACAAGACCTAAGAGATCAAGAACAGAAGGCCACAATCGAGGCCATTCAAAATAATCTTGCAAAAACTTCACAAGAGTTAACAGGATTACAAGTCAGAAATCAAGCATACGAATCCGAAATGGCCGAATATATGGATATATTCAGACGCCATAATCTATCCAAATTAGCTAGTGCTAAACCTGGTATGATTGAGAAAAGAGCAAACACTAGAACAAAGGAGGCATTCGATGCGATTGAAGCAGATAGCAAGCGTATTAGCACTCTTAACGATTAGTGGTTGTTCATTACTTCAACAGGCTCCAAGAGAAGTTGAAATAATAACAAAACCAGTTCAGATAGATATTGTTCAGCCAGTAATGCCTAGAGCAATAGACTTAAAAGAACCTAAATGGTATGTGGTTTCAGATACCAAGATAATTGAAAATTGTCTGAAAGATCCTGAAACTAAAAAATCAAACTGTAAATTAGGCAGAGAGGATTTATATCCAGAAGGGTATACCTACCTTGATAAATTTATAGATGATATAAAGAAAAACCATGGCGGAGATATTGTATTTGTTGCTATGACTGTTGATGATTATGAGTTAATGTCTTATAATACTCAAGAAATTAAAAGATATATTAATCAGCTCGGCGAGGTGATAGTTTACTATAGGAATGTGACGATAAATGATGAACAAGCTGAAGCAGTTGAAATTAAATTGGAGAAAAAAGATGGCGACAACTAGAATGAAAGAACAATTAACCGTATGGCAAAGAGCAGAGATAGCGGCCAAGCTATCAGCAATTGCTTATATGAATCCTAAACCAGCAGAAACTGCATGTAAAAAGCTAGGGTTTTCATCAGGTAAATTAATCAGTAATGGCGGTGCAGAAGTACTTATTGCAAAAGATAGAAACGATATGTGGTTTGCTTTTAGAGGAACAGAACCTTCTAAGCTAAATGATGTTATGGCAGATTTAAAAATAATTAAAAATACTGCTAAAGCTGGTGGTAAAGTACATGGCGGATTCCAAGAAGAAGTGGATGATGTTTGGATGGACATTGTAAAAGAACTAGAACACAATGATCAATTAAAAGTAAGAAAAGATGTTTATATGACTGGTCATAGTTTAGGTGCTGCCATGGCAACAATTAGTGCTACTCGTTATCAGCCTGAAGAACTCTTTACTTTCGGATCACCAAGAGTAGGTGGTAAACACTTTATTAAAAATATTAAATGCCCACACTATAGATTTATGAATAATAACGATATCGTATGTAGAATTCCACCAGCATGGTTAGGATTTAGACATCATGGCGAGATGATTTACTTTAATAGATTTGGCGATAAAGCACTTAAGCCAACATGGACAGATTTCTTTTATGGAATCGGACAGTCATGGAAAAGATTTAAATTCTTTGATGGCGTAGTAGACCATGGAATGCCAAACTATGTTAAAGCGATTAAAAAGCTCTCGTTTAAGGACTGTTCCATTGTACAATGGAAGAGTAAGGAAAAGTAATGTACTTTCTACTAATACTATCACTAAAATCTATTTTAAGTTCTATCATAGGTTCTTCATTTTACAACTGGTTCCAAGGTACTAAAGGTGGTATATGGTTCCAAAGGCAAGTCGACAGATTTATGGAACACTTTGCTGAAAAGTATGATTTAGAACTAGCAAAAAAGGATGCAAAATTTGCAAAACAATATCCAAATATGCATGCCCGCATAATTGAAATTGAAAGAAGACTCAAAATAAAATAACACAAACCAGTGTACATTTGTTGAGTTTTATGGTATAATAGATATATTAAATGAAACACAAATATGAACGGGATAAACATTATGGATATAAATGTCACTAAGAGGGATGGCTCTCTTCAAAGCTTCGATTTAGAAAAAGTACATAAAGTACTAGAATGGGCTGTAAAAGATATTTCAGGAGTATCACAATCTGAAATAGAATTAAAATCTAATATTCAATTGTATGATAAGATACCTGCATACGATATACACGAACTACTTATTAAAAGTGCATCTGAATTAATCTCTGAGCATACTCCAAATTATCAATTTGTAGCAGCTCGATTAATCAATTATAAATTACGAAAAGAAGTTTATGGTGAATATAAACCATGGCCTCTTGCTCATCTTATTATTGAAAATATTTCACGTGGTGTATACGATGGCGGTATTATGAAAAGCTATACCCGCGATGAGATAGATCAATTAGATACATATATAAAGCACGATAGAGATGATCTGTTTACATATGCTGGAATGGAACAGTTCCGTGGTAAATACCTAGTACAAGATAGAAAAGAAAAAATCTATTACGAAACACCACAGATGCTGTACATGATGGTTGCAGCAACTCTATTTTCAAATTACTCAAAAGAAACTCGAATGAAATTCGTAAAGGATTATTATGATGCAATTTCTCAATTTTATATATCACTCCCTACTCCAATTATGGCAGGAGTACGTACTCCAACCCGTCAGTTTTCAAGCTGTGTGCTTATCGAATCTGGCGATTCTCTTGACAGCATTAACGCTACTGCCACCTCTATTGTAAAATACATTAGTAAGAAAGCAGGTATTGGTATTGGTGCTGGTTCTATTAGAGCCAATGGTGCTAAAGTCGGTGATGGTTCAGTCGTTCATACTGGGCTTATTCCATTTTTAAAATACTTTCAATCAGCAGTAAAATCATGCTCTCAAGGCGGTGTTCGCGGTGGTGCAGCAACGGTATATCTACCAATATGGCACTATGAATTCGAAGACTTAGTAGTACTTAAAAACAATAAAGGAACTGAAGAAGGCCGTGTAAGACACATGGATTATGCGTTTCAATTAAATAAGTTAATGTATGAAAGATTGATTGAAGGTGGTAATATAACATTTTTTGATCCTAACGATGTACCAGGCCTATACGAATCGTTCTTCGATGACCAAGAAAAATTTAAAGAGTTATACGAAAAATACGAAAGAGCTTATTCTGTACGTAAAAAATCTTTACCAGCACTTGAAGTATTTCAACAGTTATTAAGTGAAAGAAAAGATACTGGTAGAATTTATGTAATGAATGTTGACCATGCAAATGAGCATGGTGCATTTAAACCAGATAGAGCACCAATTAGAATGAGTAATCTATGCTGTGAAATTGATTTACCTACAAAGCCATTAGAATCATATGATGACGAGGAAGGAGAAATTTCACTATGTACACTATCTGCAATTAATTGGGGTTTAATTAACCATCCTGGCGAATTTAAAAAGTACTGTGAATTAGCAGTAAGAGGCTTAGATGAATTATTAGATTATCAAGCATATCCAATTCCAGCTGCAGAAAAATCTACAATGGCTCGAAGACCATTAGGTATAGGTATTATAAACCTAGCTTATTTCTTAGCAAAAAGAGGCTTAAAATACGATGAGTCAGCATTTAAAGTTGTAGATGAATACGCAGAATCTTGGTCATATTATCTTATTAGGGCTTCATCAAAACTAGCTAGAGAAAAAGGTAAAATATCTGCAATTGATGACACAAAATACGGCTCTGGAGTACTTCCAATTGATACATATAAAGGTGCAGTAGATAATTTAATAGAGCATAAAGAACGTGTACCTTGGAAGCAATTAAGAACTCACTTAAAAGAACACGGTATTAGAAACAGTACTCTAATGGCATTAATGCCAGCCGAAACATCTGCACAAATTAGTAATAGCACTAATGGTATTGAACCACCTAGAGCACTCGTATCTTATAAACAATCTAAGGACGGTGTATTAGCTCAGGTCGTTCCAGGATACCACCACTTAAAAAATAAATACGATTTATTGTGGGATCAAGAAGGAACCGATGGATATCTCAAGATATGTGCAATCCTTCAAAAATATATTGATCAAGGTATTAGTGTTAATACTTCTTACAATCCAGAAAAGTTTGAAGACAATAAGATACCTATGTCTGTAATGATACAGGACCTTGTTAATGCATATAAATTTGGATTAAAACAACTCTACTATTTTAACACTCATGATGGTGCAGGAGAAATGAAAGACGATGACCATCACACATACGATAGTGGAACAACTGAAACCCAGTCAGTAATTATTGACGATGACGATTGCGAAAGCTGTAAAATATAAAGGATATATAAATGGCAATACTGAAAAAAAATAAAAAATCTCATCTAACAAAGAATATGTTTTTAGATGAAGCAGTAGATATACAAAGGTTTGATGTTTTAAAATACCCACAAATAGATAAAATCACAGAAAAGCAACTTGGATTCTTTTGGAGGCCCGAAGAGGTAGACATTTCAAAAGATAAAAAAGATTTTGAAGGATTAACTGAACACGAAAAACACATTTTTACAAGTAATCTTAAAAGACAAATTCTTTTAGATTCTGTACAAGGTAGAGCACCAAACTTAGCATTTTTACCAATCGCAAGTTTACCAGAAATTGAAAACTGGATTGAAACTTGGAGCTTCTTTGAAACAATCCATAGTAGATCATATACACATATTATTAGAAATGTTTATGCGGATCCTTCATTGGTTTTTGATGGTATGCTTAATGTTAAAGAGATATTAGATTGTGGTAACGATATTGCAAAATATTATGACGATTTAATCGATTGTAATGCAGGTCCAACAAATAAACTTGACCATAAAAGAGCATTATACATGTGTTTAATGTCAGCTAATGCTTTAGAAGGCATTAGGTTTTATGTGTCATTTGCATGTTCTTGGGCATTTGCTGAACTTAAAAAAATGGAAGGTAACGCAAAAATTATCAAGTTTATCGCTAGAGATGAAAATACACATTTGGCAGGTACAACAGTTTTAATTAAAAATTTATTAAAAGAAGATAAAGATTATATTAAAATTGCTAAGGAAATGGAAGAAGAAGTAATTAAATTATTTACTAAAGTTATAGAACAAGAAAAAGAATGGGCACATTATTTATTTAAAGATGGCTCTATGATTGGTCTTAACGAAAACATTTTAGGTAATTATATTGAATGGATTGGTTGTAAGAGAATGAGAGCTCTAGGTTTAACATGCCCTTACACTGTTCCTAAAATAAACCCATTACCATGGACTGAGAAATGGATTGGTGGTGGAAACGTACAAGTAGCTCCACAGGAAACTGAAATTAGTTCATATGTAACAGGTGGGGTTAAACAAGATGTTGATCAAAAGTCATTATCAGGATTGAGCTTATGATGCATGTACCATGGTTCACTAAACCTGAGAAAGTTTTACAAGTAGTAAACCTAGCACCAAGTGAATCTTGGATAGAAAAATTAACAGAAATACATCCTATGAAACAAATATTCTGGGCTGCAATAATACAAGTTGCAGTGTTTGGTTTTATGTTGTTATCATTTTGGGTAATTAACGGAGTAGTAAATTGAATATAGAAATTTATAGTAAAGATCATTGTCCTTTTTGCGACATGGCAGTTCATAAGGCTCAAGCAATGATGCAAGAAAGTTCTGATATTAAGACAGCAGTATATAAACTAGGGTTGGATTTTGATAGAGATGAAATGATGGCAAAATTTCCAACTGCAAGAACCTTTCCACAAATAAAGATTGATGGAAAATCAATCGGAGGATGGGACCAATTTAAGGATATAATCTAATGTCAACTACAATAATAGAATGCAGTGTATGTTTTCATACCTCTGAAATTTATTACGAAATAGACGAAGACGATAATCCAGACTTACTTCCAAAACATTGTCCATTTTGTGGTTATAAAGAACCAGAAGAAGATTTTGATGAAGATTGGGACGATATAGACAATACATAAATATAATTATGGAATGGTTATATGAAGGTAGGGTGTTTATCCCACCAGAAAATTTTAGTAGTAATGATTACTATGGCTTTGTTTATGAAATAACAAATCGTTGCAATGGTAAAAAGTATATAGGAAAGAAATTTTTCTGGAGTCAGAAAACATTACCTAAAACAAAAACTAGAAAGCGAAGGAAAAAAACATTAGTAGAATCAGATTGGAGAAAGTATTTTGGATCGAATAAAATTTTATCTGAAGAAGTTAGAACTCAGGGTGAGGATATTTTCCATAGAAATATTCTACATTTATGTAAAACTAAAGGTGAATGTGCTTACCTGGAAGCTAAAGAGCAATTCGATAAAGAGGTTCTAATGTCGGATAATTATTATAACGGTATTATCAATGTTAGACTTGGTGGAAATGCAGTAAAAGGGCTAAAATAACACTGTACAATTAATGGAATATATGGTATAATAACACTATGAAAGCAGAAAAAAGTAATGTGATTCAGTTTCCTACAGAACGTAGATTAGCTGAAGTAGAAGAAGAAAGAATGGATATCATGCTTCAAAACGAAGATGATGCTATTAACGTTGCTCATTACATTATGGATTTGATACAATCAGCATTAGATGAATTATCAGTAGAATATCCAGATCTTAATATTGACCTATCAGATACTGATGATGTTAACTATAAAGATTTTATGGTTATTCTTAATATGCTTGTTAGCTTATTTTTTAGAAGAGCTGGAATGGATCATATCCTACACGAAGATTTAGAAAATTCATATGAAAAATTAGCTGCTTTAGTTGCTTTCAGACTAGAAGATTACCAATTAACAGTAGAGGACGTTGACGACGAAGATGATATTACTTGATTATAGCCAAATCGCACTATCAAATATTATAGTGCAAAAACTAAATGATGAAAAAATGATTAGACATATGATACTAAACAGTATTAGAATGTATAATAAAAAATACCGAAATGAGTATGGCCAAATGGTTATATGTGCTGATGGTATGAATACCTGGAGAAAAAGCTTTTTTCCAGAATACAAAGCTCATAGAAAAAAGAAGAGAGCAGAAACTGATTCAACTATGGATTGGAATGAAGTATTCAGAATTCTAAATTTAGTTAGAGAAGAACTTAAAGATAATTTTCCATATAAAGTAGTACATATGGAAGGTGCAGAAGCCGATGATATTATTGGTGCTCTAGTACAAAATACTCAAGAGTTTGGCAATCATGAACCAGTAATGATTATATCTTCTGATAAAGATTTTATACAATTACACAAATATTCAAATGTGAAACAGTTTTCACCAATTCAAAAGAAAGCTGTTTCAGATAAAAATCCTAGGACATATTGTTTTGAACATATATGTCGTGGCGACAAAGGCGATGGTATACCAAATATACTATCACCTGATAACTCTTTTGTTGATGAAATTAGGCAATCGCCAATGACACAAAAGAAAATAGCTTATTGGTTAGAAAACTCCGATAAGTTACAAGAAGTGATGACAACTGAGGAATTCAGAAATTACCAAAGAAATAAAAAACTTATTGATTTGGAAGAAATCCCGGTTGATCTATCTCAAACTATTATAAATAATTTTGTAGAGCAAAAGCCAGCTATGCGAATGAAAGTTTTAAACTATCTAATTAAAAACAGATTGAAGAATCTGGTTGAATGTGCGGAGGAATTTTACAATGGCTAATTTATTAATCTCTGAGGTATTAACTAATACCGGTAAAAAAAGAGGAAAAGCTGAGAAGCAAAAATATCTAAAAGACAACTATTCAGTTGCCTTAATTACAGTACTTAAAGGAGCTTGGGATCCCATTGTAGAATGGAATCTTCCTGAGGGTGTGCCACCTTACAAAAAGGACGATGCACCTATAGGACATAGTTCTAGTAATCTGCATTTAGAGCAGAAAAGATTACCTTACTTTGTTAAAGGTCATCCTTTAGCAAAGGGATTACCAAACAGTAAGGTAGAAAAAATGTTTATCGACATGTTAGAATCAGTACATCCTGACGAAGCCGATATTCTTATTGCAATGAAGGACAAGGCGTTCACCGGTAAATTCGGTGGTGTTACTAAAAAAATGGTAGCAGAAGTATGGCCTGACCTATTTAGTGATATGGTGTTAGATGACGCTATTATTGATAAAGCAATCTAATTAAAATTAACTTAACAGGAGAACCCAATACCTATATTATGTTTTTTTAAATTTTAACTAACCAACAAGGAGAATCCATGCACGAGATTCATCGATTGAGGCGAGATATCATTGAAACTAAACATTATAGAATGAGATTAATTAAAAAAGGCAAAGAAGTTCTGGCATATAAAATGGCTAAAAAGGTATTATATATGGAAAAGAATCTTCAAGATCTTGAACAGGTATATATGGGGAGGTAACCATGGAGTTAACCTCACTCGTGGGGTTAACTTTTACTAAACATGTTTATAAAACGGCATAATATACACATATTACATATAAAAGGTGTACATCATGTACATAATATGGTATAATATACACATATAAACTAATAAAGAAATATATTATGAATGAATTTTTAATTGAAAAAAACGTATACAACGGTGGTATACAAAAAGTATTTAAATTTCCTAACGGATATGGTGCAAGTGTCGTAAGACATAAAAATAGTTATGGATATAAAAAGGGCCTTTGGGAACTTGCTGTTCTTGACGAAGCAGGCAACTTATGTTATGATACACCAATTACAGGAGATGTAATTGGTTACCTTAACGATCCAGAAGTTGATAATTTACTAGGGCAAATTTCTAGATTATGAATATATTTATTTTAAATGATGATCCAGTGAAAGCGGCACAAGATCAATGCGATAAACATGTGGTCAAAATGATTGTAGAATCAGCACAAATGCTTTCTACAGTACATCGTATGCTTGATGGTGTAATGGAACGTAGGCCATCGAAGTCTGGTTCCATGTTACAATACTTTAAACTGAATGACGAAAGAGAAGATATTCTCTATAAAGCATGTCATTTTAATCATCCATCTACAGTATGGACTAGAGAATCAGTACATAATTACAAATGGCACTATGAACATTTTGTAGCCTTATGTGATGAGTATACATACAGATATGGTAAAATACATGCGACAGATACAAAACTCAGAGGTGAGTTATATGATACACCAGATAATATTCCTCAAATACCAATGACACCGTTTAAATTAGCAATGGCTTCATTTCCGGAATGTATATCAGAATGTCCTATTACGTCTTATCGTAAATTTTATGAAACAAAACAACACAGGTTCAACATGGCTTGGACTAAACGAGAAGTACCGGAGTGGTTTAATTATGCCAATGTATGATTTTAAAAATTTAGAAACTGGTGAAGTAGAAACTAAAATGATGTCAATTGCTGATATGGAAGAATATGTTAAAGATCCAAATATTCAGCAAGTTATATCTCCATCTCATATAGGTTACGAAGGAAATAAATCTATATTAACAAGAGCTGGAGGCGGTTGGAAAGAAGTTCAAGATAGAATTAAAAGTGGATTACCACCACAGGATAGGGATAAGATTAAAACACAATGAATAAGAAGCCATCAAAACTTAGAATTGAACATTTAGCCAAATTAGAACCACTAACAGAAAACCAAAAATTAGCATTTGATTCATTTGCTTCTGGTAATCATATGTGTTTAGATGGTTCAGCAGGTACAGGTAAAACCTTTATATCACTATATCTTGCATTAGAAGCTGTCTTAAAGAAAGAATACAGTAAGGTTATTATTGTTCGTTCTGCTGTTCCTACAAGAGATATGGGATTTTTACCAGGAACACAAGAAGAAAAAGAAGATGCATACACTGCACCTTATAAAGCTATTGTTAATGATTTATTTCAAGATAACGATGGATGGTCCAAAATGGTCCAAAATAAAAATATAGAGTTTCTTACAACTTCGTTTATAAGAGGATTAACTATTAAGAATGCAATTGTAATAGTTGATGAATCTCAAAACTGTAATTACCATGAGCTATGTTCAGTAATCACAAGGTTAGGTGAAGACTGCCGATTTATAATGTCAGGCGATTATTACCAATCTGATTTTACAAGAAATGGCGATAAAGACGGAATTAAAGAATTTATTAACATTATTAAAAACATGAAATATTTTGATCATATCGAATTTTCATGGGAAGATATCGTACGAAGTGGATTCGTAAGAGACTTTATTATGACAAAGGAATTATATGAAAATGGGAAACTTTAAACATGAACCAATTGATCTTGGCTATACAGACCTTACTGCACAATCTACTGGCTCTGGGCGAGAATACGCCGATCCTGATAATAATCGCTATCCTAGTGTTACAACAGTACTTTCAATATTAAGCGAAGATCATATTCGTGCTTGGAGAGCTCGTGTTGGTGAAGAAGAAGCCAATAGGATATCACGAAGAGCTTCTACAAGAGGCACAAAAGTACATGCTGTATTAGAGAAATACGTAGATAACGATGAAGATTATTTAGATGGTGCAAATCCAATTGTTACTTCTAATTTTCTTGAAGTTAAAAAGATTTTAGATGAAAGGCTAAGCTTGGTTTATGCACAAGAAGCAGCACTATATTCTAAACACTTAGGATTGGCCGGAAGAGTCGATTGTGTAGGTGTATGGGATGGTAAAAATTCTATTATAGATTATAAAACAGCAGCCAAACATAAGCGAAAAGAATGGTGTGAAAACTATTTTATTCAAGAAACTGCATATGCTATTATGTGGGAAGAAAGAACAGGAATGCCAATTACACAATTGGTAACTGTAATCGCAGGAGACGAAGGTGCACAAGTTTTCGTTGAACATCGCGATAATTGGAGCAATAAGTTATTAGAGACAATTGCTGAATACAAAAAACGTAAGATTTTCGGGAGATAATATGAAAAACTTTAGAGATCAGATGGTAAAAACATCGATGGAATACATGCAAGCTCAGGCTGCAAAACATAAGATGAATGCAGATATTATTTTAAGCAATCACGTATCAGTTGGTGAACATTCAGACCAAATGGAAACACTTGAAAAAGAGCTTGGTTTAATGGCTGAATACATCGACAAATATGAAGTTTTGGAAAACTATTTTAAATAATGTTAAAGTGGTTACAAAATTATGAATCAAAGGGCCACGTAGGTATTACATGTGGTGCCTTTGATTTACTTCATGCAGGACACATTACAATGTTAGCTGAAGCTAAAAACGAATGCGATTATTTAGTAGTAGCATTACAGTGTGATCCTACACTTGATAGGCCAAGTAAAAACAAACCTGTTCAATCCATAGTTGAACGTCAATTACAAGTTGCTGCAGTTAGGTATGTCGACGATGTAATTATCTATAATACAGAAGAAGAGTTAAAGGATATATTTCTTTCACTTCCAATTGATGTAAGAATTATTGGATCCGATTACTTAAATAAGGACTTTACTGGTAAAAACATATGCGAGGAAAGGAATATTCGTATAGTTTATAACACTAGAGATCACTCTTTTTCTTCTACGTCCTTACGCGAAAGGATTAAAAAACAAGAGAAATAATGCAGAAAACCCTGTACAAATGTGTATAATAATGGTATAATATACATATTAAATAAACAAATAAAGAAAAGATGAATAAAAAGATGAAAGAAAATATAATTTTAGTAGACTGTGATGGTGTATTATGTGATTGGGAATACTCATTTACGCAGTGGATGAACCATCAAGGCATTCAAACAAAAGCGACCAATGAATATGACATCGCCAAGAGATTTGAGTTAAAAACAATCAAGGCAAAGTATATGGTTAGACAGTTTAATGAATCAGCTGCAATTGCTTTTTTACCAC